GCTAGAGAACGCCTGCCTAATTGCTGTGCGTTATCTTTTCTTACCTCGTGACTCATCATCGCCGGCGATATTATGTTTAACGATGACCGGGTTTTTTCCGGCATTTTTTACTTTGTTCGTCAAATCCACCAACGGATCATCGTCCATTTCACCGGATAGATCGGCGGCAGTTAGTCCTAATGCCTTCATTTGCCTAGTTACACTGTCCTGAGCATCACGTTGTACTCTAAAAGCGGGGTGTGGCGCCATCTTCTTACCGTACCTGGTTGTTTCCAGTATTGTGGTAACGTCTAGTGTGTCTATCTCATCGTTGGCCAAACCTAATGTACGCAGCGCAGATGCTAACGATATTATCTGTATATCCAGCGATTTACTATAATTTCCGCACGATTTTAGTGCATTTTTGACTATTTTTTGATAGTCCGATACTTTTTTTGACATATTTGTATATTTATTCATTCTCTGTATAAAAGTTCCGCAAATCCAAAAATCAACTCACAAATTTTTTAAGGTTGGGGTGAGGTTTAACGGGGCATACCCCCTTTTAAAAAAATGGCCCCCGGCCTCACTCAAAAAATTTTTTTATGATTTTTTTAACATATTCATTATTTCTCTTACGCGTTGCCTCTTTGCCACTCCTGCCCATCTGTGTATGTATTTTAACATGACATTCGTGACATAAGGCCCGTAGATTAGTAGAGTCATACATTAGTCGTACTTTCTCCCTGTATGTTACAGCACTTTCTACTGCTACTATGTGATGTACTTCGGATGCTGGTGTTATGTAACCATCATCCTTGCATTGCTCGCAAAGTGGGTGTTTAGTAATAGTATCACGCCTTAACTGTAGCCATTGTGCTGTGTGAATTAGCATAATATAATCTTTATCTTTTGCCATAATTATATATCTTTAGTGTTCTTATTATGTCTGACCGGTACAATACCATCCGGTGTGTGTTCCCAATTTCCAAAGTCATTAAACATGCGGGTTATTACTTCTTTGTCCGTAATCCTATCCGATTCACTATGTCCACCACGTTTATCTGCTGCGTCTATATACTGGCATAGTAGATTGAGCAATGCCGTGTTAAATTCACACACATTCTTAAATCCGTATTCATTCTTAATACACTGCAATCTTTGATACATTTCATCATCTACAGATATCTTAATACGTCGTCTTTTCTTATTGTCATTCATAGTCACAGTATTTACGAGTTAAATAATTAAGACTATCCAATAGACTTTGCTGCACACCGGTCTTACTATCCAATGCAGCATTTGCGCGTTCATCTACAGTATTAGCGCATAATAATTTATATACTGTTACAGGGTGCTGTTGGCCCTGCCTGTGTAGGCGTGCGTTAGCCTGTAAAAACAGTTCCAAATTCCATCCTGTTCCAAACCATGCTATATAGTGTCCACCCTGCTGCATATTAAGTCCAAATGCAGTAGCAGCAGGATGCGCAAGTAGTACGTCTATCTTTCCAGCATTCCAAGCTAATAGTTGTCTTTCATCTTTATAGGCTTCTACTTTATAGCCCTTTAGTTTCTTTGTAATTCTAGTTACATCATGTTTATACTGATAGAATACTAAAACGCTATTTCCGTTTGCCGCTTCTACGATCTCTGCTAACTTATCCAATTTCTCGTTATGTATATCGTGCACGTTCTTTTCTTCATCATAGATAGCGCCATTAGCAAACTGACTAAGTTTATTCATAAGACCTGCAGCACTGTTGGCCAACACATTTGCGGGTTCTCCCGCATGTGCATCGTTAAACTCTATCACTTTTTCTTTCTCAAATTTAGTATATGCTGCCATTGTTGTAGTTGATAATTCTATTTTTATTGTGTGCATCAATAATTTAGGTAACTGCAAATAATCTTTGGCCTGCATAGACAAACAAATATCTTCTATTTTTGTTTTTATAATATCATCGCATCCTTTCTTTACGTCGCACCGCACTACGATATTATTCCATTTGTGAGTTTCAAAGTATGTTTCCCGATACTTTGATATGCTTTTTCCTAATCTCTGACCCATATCTAAGCAATACATTTGCGCCCACAAATCAATAAGCCCGTTTGGCGCTGGAGTACCTGTTAAACCAATAACACGTTTAACTGTTGGTGTTGCCATGCGCATCGCTTTAAATCGCTCGCTCTTCGCAGATTTAAAGCTGGTTAATTCATCAATAACCAATACGTCAAACGGAAGCATGCCGCCGTATATTCCTACCAGCCATACAAAACTATCTCGGCCGATAACATAAACATCTGCTTTCTGCTCTAGGGCTAGTCGGCGCTGTTTTTCGGTTCCCATTACTTTAGCCACTTTGAGTGTTTTTAAATGATTCCATTTTTGTGCCTCTGTCGTCCAGGTAGTTTCAGCTACTTTTTTCGGGGCTACTACTAAAGATTTACTAATTTCGCAATCGTCCATAAGTTCCTGTATGGCGGTTAATGTACTAACCGTTTTACCTAAACCCATATCTAGAAAAAGACCGCATCGTTTGTGATTCAATATCCAATCCTTCGCTGTTTTTTGATATTCGTAAGGTTTATATTGCATTGTTATATGTATTTATTACATTATCTACTGATTCTTTGCTGTCACATATATACACGTCGTATCCTAAATTGTTGAGTGACTCATGACGTATTTTCTGTAACTTTGTGGCGTGCTTATCTTTACTTTTAAGTTCCACCCAAATAGTAATTGCGCCAGGTAATAATATTATCCTGTCCGGATATCCGGTCATATTCTGATTTGAATATTTAAGGCATACGCCTCCAAGCCTTTTTACAGAATCTACCAAATAGCGTTCTATTGCTTTTTCTGATACCTCGGCGTGATTAACTATATTATTTATTTCTTTCTTCATAATCTTAATTTTTAACTCCGGTAAACTCTCACGCGTACGCGCGTAACTTCTACGTGGGTATGTATTTGTATATATTTTATTAAAAAACTACTATATAACATAACTTTATACTTTAATATCAATTTATAGTTTACTTAGTTTACTGTACTGTAAGGTGTTTATTTCTAACTGTTTAGCGGTATACTAAAACGGTAAACTGTAATTTTTGTTTCGGTTTACGTATACTTATATTTTTTAGATCTCGGTATACTTTCATTTCGGTTTACTTTTCTTAGGTTTACCTTTAAATGTCGCTGTCATCTATTTCTTGTACCTGAATAACACGCCTAAATCCTTTTTGTGTCCCGTAAAGTTTAGCTGCGTGCTTAGTGGTACTTATACGCTCCCATCCCAGCATATTATCTAGATACCTGCATACTCGGCGGGCCAGATATTTATATTCCTTATCGGTCATATCACGGCCCAAGCGTTCACAAATAAATTCGGCGGCACATATTCTTTCACGTCGGATAGTTCCAATCTCATCCAACGGGTCGGGATTACTGATATAAGCACGTCTACGTTTTAAATCCCAGCTGTCCCAGTCGGCAGGCAATAGCATATCTAAGAAAGTATCTAACGCGCCCTGCAACGGGTCGTCGCTGTCGTCGCTGTAGTCTTTTTGTCTTAATCTTGCTTCCCCCTCCAGGTCTTTAGGCAGATACAATTTTTCGCCCTCTTTATAGCGCTGTACTGCTTCGGCCCAAAGTTGGTTACGATTGCCTGCTAAATCAGCATTTGTGTATTTGCGTAGTGACTCATCGGTAGATATAACCCAGAATCTACGGTTAGTATCGCCCTTTAAAAAATAGTCTTCATTCGTGGTACCGCAAAAAATACACTGCCTTGGATGCTTTTCTACAACTGTACCATACGCAGCCCTGTAGATGTCGTCCCGTCGTGAGATATAGCCCTTGACCTGTTCTACGTCGCTGCGCTTGATACTCGATAATTCGGCTAACTCTATTATCCATCCGCAGCGCAAAGCTTCCATACCGTTTTTGCCCTCCGTAGTTGTTAGACTGTCACTAAACCAATCGCCGCCCATTGTATTAAATAGCGTTGATTTTCCCAAGCCCTCTACACCTTGTATGATAAGACAATAGTCGTATTTGCAACCAGGATTAAAAACGCGCGCTACGGCTGCCGTGAAATGCTTACGCGTCATAGCGCAATTTAACGGCGTGTCCTCGGCCCCCATATAATCTATTATTAATTTATCCAAGCGCGGAACTCCGTCCCATTGCAGGCCTTGTAAATAAGTTTTTATGGGGTGTATTTGATGTTTTGTTAATACTACGTCTTTTGCGTCTTTGATTTTATCTTTTCCGGTTACGTCGTAATTTTCCTCTAAATATACGCGTAAATTAGCATCGTCCCTGTTTCCCCATTGCGTAGCTTTTTTATCCCATGGCAAACCGTTTCGTAGCAAGTCAAATCCACTAAATAGATCATGAAATAGGTGGCCCTTTAATTTTGGATCATTCTCCAGGATGGATATTATATTTTTAGCCGTTGATTTAACAGCACCTTTTCTATCGTAGTCTAAACCAGCCATCCAGTCTGTGTTCTCTGCTTCGTCGGCTTCAACGTCTACACCATCGAAATCACTATTGGCGTCGGCCTGGCGTTCTTTTGTGAGTAGAACACGAACATTCTTATCTTTAGCACAGAAGTCCTGCATTTTAATATAGGATGGAATGTGTGTAATATCTGTTACTTTTGTGCCCTCATCCTCTGCGCCAAATTTATGAATGCGTACCAGGTCAAAGGCATTACATAACTGTCGGCTCGCCGGATCTGTTTCATGATGGCTATAGGCAAATTTATTTTCATAACATACCAATCCTCCAGCAACACTACCAAGCTTGTATGTATAGCGGTTGTCTGTAGCCGTTCTTTCGTATTTGTCTTGCAGAAATATGTCTATAGCATCTTCTATAGTATATACGCGGTTAAATGCGCCGATTAGTCCTGGTTTCTCCAGTGGGTCTCCAGCCTTTCGTATTTCGTGTGCGATAATATCACCCTCACGACTACTTATAGGCCACTGTGAAACATCGTGGAAGTCCTTATAGGTGCTTAGTATCTTATCTACGTTACAGGCTTTCCCGTCTTGATATTCAAATATGTAAGGCGCGTCCTTGCTTGAAGATGGCCAATAAAATAGCCGGGGTAATTCGTAGGTTGTGTCATCAAACAGATCTATACCTATTTCGGCAGCTATCTTACGACAAAGGGGCTCGTATTCTGCGGGTGATACTTGGCGGCTTAACGGAAATACCAAACGAAATCGTGGTTTTTCGTTGGCGTGCTTATGCGTACTATATAGCATGGCTGCGAAGTCATAGGCCATAGAAAAGTCGTCCCACACATTTGGTGTTCCATAGTCAATATCTAAAGTAGCCACAGTACGATACATTACGTTAGCATTTTTGCGTATTCCTCCAGATAAATAACCACCTACGAATCCTCCGACATCTTTTATTTCGCTCTGTTCATCGCGGCTCATTTTTGTGTATTCTTTAGCTGTTTCATCAGTGCGTTTTGTATCAGCACAACGCGCTAATAATTCACTCCATTTCCAGCAGCGATTTTTCCATTTTTTAGATAATCTACTATGCGCTGTAGCTATATCTATTTCTATGTCGTGCTTAATTTCTATCATAGTTATATGACTTTTTGTAGTTGTAATTGTACTTTTCCTTTGCCTGCATTAAACATTCTTATCTTGTTCATATTCCTCTTCGTGAGATCGAGTATCTTTTGGTGATGCGAAGTGAAAACATCTTTATAACCATAGCATTGTATAACCTTGAATTTTTTAAGGTCTACCTCGATTGTTTCGATACGTTCTCCTTTTGCATTACGGGCAGAAAGAATAAGAGATTCTTTCTTCTTGTAATATTCGCAAGAAAATACGCAATGAGACATACATTTACCTTCTTCGAAGAACTCATTGATATCTTTGAGTACACTGATAAAAAAGTTTCCATCAGAGATAACCATATCATAGAATCTGCGCCTTCTCTTTATATATTCTTCATTCTCCTTAATCTCTTTGTTAAGCTTTATGAGCTGTTCTTTCTCTGCTTTTATACGAGTAAGTTCCATGAGGATACGACGATCCCCTTCCTTCTTACGAGATACCTTACCAACAAATAAGTTATGTGTGTAGTCTAGGTTATCTGGTGCTACGTATTTGGGGTTGTGATTATCTTTATGAAGATAAATCATACTGTTGACCATATCAAACCATTTGTGCACATTGTCTTTATTAAAGACAAATCCATGCTTCTTAGCTATCCTTATACTCGAAAGAAGTTCTTTTGTGTGGGAGTTATAAATAAGCTTATCTATTAACATGTTCTCTCCTTGATTATACAACGTTTCTCCATACGAAAATTTTAGGACCTTATTAAGACCTTTTGGCTTATCGTGGATACATTTAACCCTTTTACCACCATGCCTTCTTCTTTCGTATTCAGACAAACTGAAAACGCCACTAATACTATATCCATAGGAATTAAGGTCATTTTTTCTTAACTCTATATTAGAACTGTATGAGAAAGTATCGTAAGGAACCCAACTATTCATTACAAATCGTTGCTTTGTGAAATATAGTATCTTATCGTCCTTTACGAAGATCCTACCAACCTCCATAATAAGATAGACAGGACTTTTTTTATTATTGTAACGGTAAATTCTATAAAGTCTGTCGATAGTCCAATCCTTTCTATTTTCTGTAAGAGTGAAGTAAACAACAGTTTCTTTTTTATTACCGCCACTACAGTAATAGGAATAGTCCGAGTACTCGACAATCCAATTCTTATCGCAGATGGAAATATCCTCTTTGATTTTTGCGTTTATCTTTGACGCCTCCTTCTCGATTAATGTGCGTGGTTTCATAGCATTCCTCCGAATAAATCAAGTTCTATTGCCTTATTACATGAAGCCTTTGAAGTTTTCTGCTTTCTTTCAACATGAGCAACAGAAGATGGAATACGAGAAACACTGACGTTGTCAATTTTGATGTTCTTTTCTTGATAATAATGAGCAGCCCAGGCAAAAACATCAGCATTGGGGACACAAGCAACTCCGGCAATAGCTGATATCCGGGCTTGACTCTCTATGTACTTCATACATTCGTCAATACTTTTATCTTTGTCTTCAAATCTTTGTTTGAAGTTCTGGTCATCATCTGCCATCTTCTGCAGGTGCATTAAAATTAATTCTTTAGCGCTCATAATTTATTGTGGGATTTTAATAAATATTTTGTTATACCCTTAGATGGTCATTCCCCATCTTTGTTAATATAATCATTGCAGGCCTCTTGGTCTGATTCTACTATATTGTCTGTGATTCCACAAGTTCCTGCGTCGTCACAGTCTGAATGATACAGCAGGCATGATTTGCAATTTTCGCAGCCGTTCATATATTCACCTCCATTATCTTAAAAATTTCATCCGCCTTTTGTTTGATAATAATTCTCGTATCTCCATCAGATATATCACAGCTTTCGCTCCAGATAGTTACCCAAACAAATAAGATTCTAACTTGTATTTTTACTATGTAAGTCATAGGCAAGTCTTTGAATACGTCAGCTTGACTCAATATAATTCCATCTTCTGTTTTAGTGCTCATAGACGCTAATGCCTCGGCAATTGCTCTAGTATCTTCTATTTCTTCGGTTACGCGTGCGCTTCTTCTATAACTATTTATTACTTTCATTTTAGGAAGGGTTTTAAATGCCCGGCTAACGCCGGGCAAAGGTTAAACAAATAAACTATTAAGAAATAAATGCTGACACAGGGCGAACTCGACCCGTGGTCGTAGACTTAGTGCCGTTGCCCATGGTGCCGTCGAAAAGAGTCAGATGCCAGGCATCCGTAGCGCTGTCCTCGGTAGAAGTCCAGTACCAAGCATCAGCAATAATTTGGCCACCTACATATTTCAAAGCTTCATTAAGTGCTTTTTTGTTCAAGAAAATAAAAAGCATTTGCCCCATAGCAGGTATATATTGTCCATCTTCTAGTATGATATTTTTATTAAGGCCTATTTGTTCTAAATGCTTAGTATTGCTTTTTCCATTCCAATCTGCTACAGCGTCCGTATAGTTGTCTATATAACCGTCGTATTCTGTTTTATCTTTGCTATTTGTTAGCGTTGTATATTCTCCGTCGGCTGCGTCTTTAAGCGCCAAGGCGATAGATTTACTACCCATCTTAATGCCTACTGCTATACAAGCGTCTTTATTGCATCCTGGTTCGAATAATACCGGACTACCTACTTTTTTAATAAGGTAGATTCCGTCAGCCATTTCGTTAGGCGTTGATGACGTTCCGGATTCTTTACTATCGGCCATAACAAAATCGTATGACTTTTGTGCATTTTCTACGTTGGCGTGGTTCATAACCAGAAGCGCCATTTTCATTTTTTGAATTTCATTTAATACCATAATATTAAAAATTTATAAGTGAAACATTTTGTGTGATTAATATTTTATTAAGTTTTATAATGAAAGTATCATAACCAGGTGCACCCCAATGAGGATTACCACGGCCGATAACTATTTCTTTGATTTCAAATAGCATAGAATGATTCGTATATCCGCGATGGAAGAGCACACGTGAATAACCTTTGAAGCTATATGCTCCGTTAATTGCTTTTCTGCATTCATTGCAGCCCTCACCGGTACAAGTTTTGCAACGACCGTCAGTAACCCATTCTTCACAAAGTCTCTTAATCCAAAAAGGCTTTATCTTACGATATTCTTCTATCTTTTCCCCTGTTACAATCATGTCATACCAGTGGAAGGTTAAATGCAAGTCTAATATTTTCATAATATTTTTAATCTTTTAAATAGTAAGGTGTGGAATATCCGGAGCCTTTTAGTGGCAAATCACGGCACCAGTCTATGATCTCGCTAAATAAAGCCTCAACACTTTGCAGTGTTTGGCCTGGCTTAGCTTCTACTATAATTTCATCATGTATATGAAATACTACGTCTAAATTCTGTTTGCGGGCGCGAAGTATTACAATACCTAATATGTCGCGTGCAATGGCTTGCACTATGTTCTCTACCAGTTTACCGCCGTAGGTTCTTATTGTTCCCCACTTCTTAGTAGTCTGATTAAGACCCTCGTATTCTATTACTTCTCGGCTTTCTCTCCATCGGTCGGACTCTTCTCCGATAGCAACACGCGGGTAACAGATTGTTCGCTTTGACGGTAGGGTAATAGTAAGCATACCCAGACGCTTTCCTATAATAATATCACGATTAATTTGTACGTCTTTACCGGTCTTAATAGCTGTATAGGCTGCTTTTTCTACGATGGCCCAAAGACGAACTATATGCGGATTAGCTTCACGCCACTTGTTAACGGTATCCTTTTCTTCTTCCTCTGTCATACCCAAGCGTGCACCGCCCATAACTTCCAGGGCAGATACACCACCGCCGTAACCTAATGCTAGTGTAGCTATCTTTCCTTTTTGTCTAAGTTCGGAATTTTGGCCGTGCTTTTCTACCGGCTTCTTAAACATTTTTGATGCCGTGGCGCAATATATATCGCCCCCGGCTTTAAATACATCTAACACCCAATTCTCACCAGCTAACCAAGCTATAACGCGGCACTCGATAGCGCTAAAGTCGCAAACGTGGAATATACAGCCAGACTTAGCGATAAATGCCGTACGTATTAATTCACTCAGCACTTGAGTTACGTTATCGTAGTTTAGTTCAAACTCATATAAATCACCCTGCCGGACTAAATAGCGTGCATCGTCTAAATCATTTAAGTGATTCTGTGGAAGATTTTGTAACTGTACCAGTCGGCCCGCCCATCGTCCTGTACGTGCTGCGCCATAAAATTGCAAAAGCCCGTGCACTCTTCCGTCTTTGCAAACACAATTTAGCATAGAGCTATATTTCTTATTGCTCGTTTTTCCCATTTCTTTGCGAAGCGATAAAATTTTTTGCGCTCTCGGAAAAAATGATAGCTGCTTATCTAGGTCATCAAGATTCTTTTTGTTGAGGCTTTCTATAGTCATCCCAGTAGTCTTGCTTAAATATGCTTTAATCTGTGCAGGACTATTAGGATTATCCATGCCGGTTAACTTCTGCGCTTCTTTAAGCAGTTGTGATTTGTATTCGGTGTCGAAGCGTTCCGCGGATTCAACTAACTGCTGATCTATCATAACGCCTCGATCATTTATTTCTTGGTCTGCCGTATATAATTCTTCGTCAAAAGCTGGTACTTCTAGGCGACGTACTTTAGCTAATATAGCTTGTTCTACTTCGACGTCTCTTATATTGTAGGATTTAAATACTGCCCATTTTTCGGGGTAATCTTCTGGTAAATGTCTATTAACTTTGTTGCCATTGACGAATAAATCCGAATCGTCTTTAGTTGATTTAGTTGGTATAGAAAAGAAACGTATTAAAGCTTTACCTTCTGCCATTTTTTGTTGCTCTAGGTGTAGTACTTCTCCGCACTGCGCAAGTGATAAGGGCAGGCCCATACGTGCAGCACGTACCATTGTGCAGCGCCACTGGGCGGCGTCTAAATGCAGGCCGTAGTACTTACTCAGGCAAATCCGTTCAAAAGAGGCATTAAATGCGGTTTTAATTATTTCTGAATTAGTTAGTGCCTGGCATATATTTTCCGGGAGTGATTCTCCAAGGGCAAAATCTATACATTGTACAGGACCACCGTCGACACTATAAGAAAATAGCAAAATAGTAAAGTCAGAAGCTTCCACGTATTTATATACGCCGCAGTTAATTAAGTCATTGCTGCTATAAGTTTCTATGTCTATACCTAATTCTTTCATTTTTAATTGTTTTAAAACTGCGCGGGTATCGTAATATATTATTTCCCGCGCAGTTGTTATTTGGATAATTTATAGATCGTCGTCATCTTCGTCATCAATTTCGGCAAAATCTGTCTCAGCTGATACTCGGCCGCCCAAGTGTTCGTCGTCTTTGAACTTCATAAGATTATTAAGTCCACACGCTACGCCGCGATTTCCGCTAACGTCATAGCCAAAGAAGGTAACTGAAACGATAGCCCATACTCCGCTATACATTTCTTCCTCGTCCACGATAGGAACTTTGTGTTTATCTACTACTCCAGGACGCGTAACGCTCTTTGCGTTCAGATAGAATTTACTTTCGTAAACATCATCGTCGTCTTTTTCGTCTCCATCACGCAGCGGCATATCCAATTTCTTAGGTTCTTTGCCGTTCCACTTACTTATTATTGCTGATTTCTTTGCCGCCTCGATAGCTTCCTTAATAGCTCCGATTGTCTCTTTCTCATCTTTCGGAATAAGGACGTTCGTCATAAACTTTCCGTTGTCTGTATCTCCATCCGGCGCGTATTTTGAAAATACGTGTGTGTAACTCAATCGGCACGGCCCGAATACTACTTTGTTTTCTTTTACAATTGGCTTAATCATACTTTCTAAATTTTAATTGTTAAACGTTTATATTTTTAAAATCATCGGCTACGGCATTAAACGCAGGGCGTTTGTCTGTTTCCGGTACCAGAGTTGGTTTACCTTGCGGTTTGTCAATATAATCCGAGCATAGGGCCGTAAATCTTTTCTTTCCGCACAGGCGTTCCAGATCTGTTATTGTTCTTAGCTCGGCGGGTTTCAGGTAGTCACTTTCATCAAAGCCGTTATTATCTAGGATGCCGCCTACTTTGTCAGGGTCCGTTATCTTTCTGTTACTGCGTCCCTCAACTATCTTATATCCAACATATTCAATACCAGCCAGGGCTTGAGTTAAGGCAAATTCTTCGATTCCTGCCAACCATGTCTTAATCGTGGCTATTCGTGGTAATACAATATTTTGCATGTCATCTTTGCTAACTAATTTAAGATCATCAAATTTATCAGCGGTATCTACACATTGCATGGCCAGGGCTTTACAGCTACATTTAACGCGGCAGAATTGGCACCACTCACCGGGCAATTGTTTACCGTTGCCGTCAAAAGCTTCTTTAGCTTTGGGCGTTAATTTCAGGGCTGCCCATTTCAGTAAATCGTCGGTGGTTAGTTCATATTCACTTAGATTGTCTATACGTGGCTGTATTATAGTCATTCGCACCCGGTTAATGTTGTATTCAAAGCTGTATGCTTCATAGGCTCCTAGCGCATAAATCATCATTTGCGGATTTTTTTCCGCCGATACGCGTACACCTTTTCCATACTTGAAGTCTATTATCTCCAAACAACCGTCTGCAATGATCATGGCGTCGGCAGTTCCAAAAGCTTCCGGCACATATTTGGAAAAATCTAATTTTGTTTCGATTCTTAGCTGCGCGTCCTTTGTTTTAGCCCGGGCGGCGTTAAACTTTTCCATTACTATAGTGTAGTAGGTGTCCGTGTATTCGTCCATTTCTCCAGTGTGATATTCGGCATCTAGCTGCTTAAATTCTTCTATTTCGCCATCCGTTGGTAGGCCGAAAAAAGTTTTTAGCTTATAAGCACAATAGGCGTGTGCAAGTGTTCCCTCTTGGGCGTAGGTCGTTTCTTTGTTCGGCGCATTAACCTCTAAGCGTGGTGCTGCCGTGCAGTTCATCCAGCGATGAGCCGCGGAGGGGCTTAATAGTGCGTGTGTTCCTGGCATATTAGAAAGGACATTTAGTTTCTATTGTTCCGTCGTCGCCTATTATCAGTTCGTCGCACTGGCTAATAAAAGATCCACGTTTGTCGGAAGGTAAGGCACTGGGCTTGTCTGCTCCAAGCATGGAGCTTATATTTTTAAAGCTGGCCGTTAATTGCTTGTGGTACTTTTTGTACTTCTCACCGTCGGTATTTTCTTTATAGTCCTCACCTTCAATACGTGTACGTGTTCGGTGCATAGCAGCGCGTACGTCCTCTTCGGTTAATTCCTTTTTCTCCTCCTCCGCGGGTGTTTCCTCAGGCTCCGGCGCTGCTGATTCCTCGGCGGTAGCTTCCGGTTCTGCCTGCTCGACTTTAGATTTACGCGACTTACGTGCCGGCTTTTCCTTTACTGGTGTAGGTGCTTCTTCCGGTGCTGGTTCTGAACTTGTAGCCTCTATGGGCTGCGTTTCTTTTCGTAGGATAGCGCTAACTAACGCTACCAAATTCGGCGTTACGCCTAAATTTACATGCACTGTGATTTCAAAATTTGTCATAATACAAGGGTTTAATAAAAAATGTAGATTATTATACTAAATATAGCGAAAAGTACCAGGGTAAACACTACGGCTAATCCCGCGTCTTTCCATTGTTCTTTATTCCATTTCGAAAGGTTCATAATTTTAATTATTATAGGTACATACTCTGCCAGCACTTAATAATTTCGGCGCCGGTTGTTACTTTTTGGTTTCCTGCTTTGCGTACACGAAAGCGCAGGAGGTTGTTAGCTTCGTAACGCTTAATCGTATGACGTTCTACACGAAGTGCGTCTGCTACCTGTTTCTGTGTATATAGCCCCGCGGGTTCTACTATAGGGCGTGTCGTTATCATACTGGATTCTTTGTTATGGTTAATCGATTGTTAACGTAGTCTGTCTGTACACTAAATTTACAAGGCTCTAAATTTTGTACTTGATAGGCTGTTGTTTTTCCATTGTCGCACGCCTGCGCACTTGGCAGGTTAAACGTACGCGTTTCGCCTATGGTCATTGCACGCAAATGCTCTCTTGTTACTTTTTCAATTTCTTCCATAATTGCCAAATTTTATTAATTCTACTTATTTACTTACTTATATCTTTGGCGGAAATAAAAAACTATCGTATATTTGCGGTTGAATTTGTTGTGTTGGGCAAATATGCTCGATAGTTTTTTTATGTCGCTTCCGACTTACTTACTTATATCGGTGGCAAAGATACGGTATTACTCGGTATTACCAAATTTTTTTTAATAAAAAGATAGGTATTTAATAGTATTTAACAGTAAATAGTAGATTCATGAAGCAAATAGATGTGGTTGAAAGACTAAAAACCTTTATGGAATTGGATTGTAGTACGCCTGCCAGTTTTGCTAAATTAGCCGGCGTTGATGCTTCTAACTTCGCAAAAATGTTAGACGGTAAACAAACCATAACTGGGCAGACACTTAAAAAGCTGTCGGCTGCCCATTCTATAAATTTTTCCTGGCTACAAACGGGCAAAGGTGATATGCTTACATCCTCTAATGGCCCGACTGTTAATACAGGTTCCGGTAGTACGGATAAAGTAGAAACACACGACGATATTATAGCCGTGTATGAAAATCTGATATCGGAATTGCGAGCCGACAAAGCTAGGCTGTTATCGCAAAACGAAAAGCTAATACAAATGTTAGACAATAAAAAATAAAGCTTATGAAAAAAGTGATTTTAATTTTTTCCGTAATATTATTATCTGTAGCGGCCAGTGCTCAAAATGATAGTATAGGCGTGTATGCTTATATAGATGGCGTGTATAAATCTATTATGCCCATAAATTACCAGCAAACTAAAATAGGTATTGGAAAAGCATATAATATCTTTGCGGGCGCTACAAGCGTTAATCATTTTAGCAAGCAGGCTAAATTTAGGCTTTATTTCGGTGCAGTTACTCCGGATAAACTACAGACCTACTTTACTTTTTCTAACGCCTATAGCATCGCAGATTACGGTGTAGGAGAATTTAAGGTGAAAAAAGATAGTAGGCTGCTGGCCACTGTACGTGGCTCCATCTTTGGAATTAAGGGCGGTACGGTTAAATCAGATAACGTAAATGTACTAACCGATACAGTACGAGCGAGCGTGTATGATATAACCGTAGCAGGGAAGCCAGGCGAATACTGTATAATGGTTACACGTAATGGTGCAGGCGCTTATTACGGTGTCTACGATTTTACTATAACAGAATAAGCAAAAATCAAGCAAATGTAAAATTAATAACGTAAGTAATTGTAAATCAACAAGTTATAAAATTATGGGATTATTAAATGGAAAGACAGCCCTTATTACAGGTGCTGCACGCGGTATCGGTAAAGCTATCGCATTGAAGTTTGCATCTGAAGGTGCAAATGTCGCATTCACGGATTTGGTTATTGATGAGAATGGTAAAGCTACAGAAAATGAGATTGCCGCTTTAGGTGTAAAAGTTAAAGGATATGCAAGTAATGCTGCTGATTTCGCACAGACAGCAGAGGTCGTTAAGCAGGTAAATGATGATTTTGGATCAATAGATATCTTGGTTAACAATGCAGGAATAACAAAAGACGGACTGATGATGCGTATGACCGAGGCTCAGTGGGATGCCGTTATATCAGTTAATTTGAAGTCTGCCTTTAACTTTATCCATGCATGTACTCCGATTATGATGCGTCAAAAATGCGGAAGTATCATTAATATGGCATCTGTTGTAGGTGTTCACGGAAATGCAGGTCAAAGTAACTATGCTGCATCAAAGGCTGGTCTGATTGCCCTAGCAAAGAGCATTGCTCAGGAAATTGGTTCTCGTGGCATTCGTGCTAATGCTATTGCACCAGGGTTTATTGATACTGCAATGACAGAGGCCTTATCAGAAGATATTCGTAAAGAGTGGATACAGAAGATACCTCTCCGACGTGGTGGTAAAGTAGAAGATATTGCAAACGTTGCTACATTCCTTGCATCAGACATGTCATCTTATGTATCTGGTCAGGTTATCCAGGTAGACGGTGGTATGAATATGTAATACAAGCAATGGAAGTTGTATATGAAGACAACCATCTCATTATTGTCAATAAGAAGAGTGGCGAGATTGTTCAGGGAGATAAGACTGGGGATCGTCCACTTTCCGAGATAATAAAGGATTATATCAAGAAGGAGTACTGCAAACCGGGGAATGTTTTCCTCGGTGTGGTACACCGTCTTGATCGTCCCGTTTCCGGACTCGTGATTTTTGCCAAGACATCAAAGGCTCTTGCCAGACTTAATGAAATGTTCCGCATAGGGGAAGTGCATAAAACGTATTGGGCTATCAGTAAAAATGGTCCCCAACAATCAGAAGGAGAATTGACCGACTGGCTTGTTCGAAATGAGAAGCAGAACAAGAGTTATGCTTATGACAAGGAAGTTCCAAATTCCAAGAAAGCTGTTCTAGAATATAAGGAAATTGGACATTCTGACAAATATGCTTTAATAGAGGTTCATTTGATGACAGGGCGCCATCATCAGATCCGTTGTCAGTTGGCAAAGATGGGATGTCCAATCAAAGGTGACCTAAAATATGGAGCTCAGAGGAGCAATCTTGACGGTAGTATATCACTACAGGCACATAAAATAGAGTTCATACACCCTATATCAAAGAAAGAAATTATAATAGAAGCTCCTATACCCGAAGATAATTTGTGGAAAGAAATAACAAAATCAATATAAATATTTCAACAAATATCGTTTTTTTCTTTTAATTTTCTCTTTATTTCCAAAAAAAACCTTTACTTTGCAGTATATATACTAGAAGTAAAGGTTATGAAGAAGGTTTTTGGGTGGATTGGGGTTATATTATTGAGTCCTATTCTGCTTTTTATCATCATTTCAATATTGTTGTATATTCCTTCTGTTCAAAATTTTGCAGTGAGGAACATTGCTTCGTATGCTTCTGATAAGACGAAACTTGACATTCATATTAACCATATTTCTTTGGTTTTTCCTCTCGATTTAGGAATTAACGGTATAAAAGTAATCCAGCAAAATGACTCTTTACCTCAGGTAAAGGATACCGTTGCCGATATTAAGAGTATCAAGCTCAACGTCCAGTTGATACCTCTGTTTCATAATGACGTCGAGATTAATAAGTTTGAAATATCCAAAGCAAAAATAAATACTACAAATTTCGTACGTCGGGTACGTGTCAAAGGATTTATTGACTATCTTTCGGCTAATAGTCATGGAATTAAATTAGATGACAAGGTAATGATAGTTAATCATTTGTACTTAAGTGGAGCAAGACTAACAGTGGAACTTAGTGACACTGTGCCCAAAGATACTACCAAAACTGAAAATAAATGGAAGATAATTGCTGAAAAAGCAAATATTAATAAGACAGATATTACTATTCATACGCCAGGAGATACGTTGCAAGTACGGGCTCGAATCGGCGCGTTGACTTTGCTTGGTGGTACCTTTGATTTGGGTAAGGGCTTATATTCCGTAAGGCAGTTTGACATAATGGCCGGAGTTATTAATTATGATAATAATTTTGAACCGCGCATGAAGGGATTGGATTATAATCATATCGCACTTTCCGAAGTCAATATCGGTATAGATACTCTGTCTTATTATAATTCAAGTCTTAACATGGCTCTACGAACATGTTCGTTTGTTGAGAAGAGTGGAATTCGTATTAAAGAATTGAAGGGTAGAATGGCGCTCGATTCTACGAGTGTGCATCTTCCATTGCTAGAATTGCGTACACCTGATTCTGACATTTTTGCAGAACTGGTGTTTGACAAGAATACTTTTGATAAGAAGAATCCCGGTCGTATGTTTGTTCATTTGATGGCTACTATAGGGAAACAGGATATCATGAGATTCTGTGGAATGATGCCGCAGCAGTTTGTTAAACGTTATCCTAATCGCCCTCTGACAATACGTGGCTCAATAACAGGCAACATGAAGGCTATAGATTTTACAGGTCTGGATATTAATCTGCCTACGGCCTTTCATGCTAAAGCAAAGGGTATTGTTAAGAATCCGACGGATCTGAAACACATTAATGCTCACATTAATATGCAGGCAGAATCGTATGACTTGGGATTTGTCACATGTATGATAGATAAATCCATAATGAATCAGTATAAGGTGCCCCGCGGTATTAAAGTCGATGGTGATTTCGATATAAATGGAAGCAAATATTCCGCTGATTTTACAGCTCGTGAAGGAAAAGGTGTTGTTAAGGGTTACGGAAACTTTGATAGGAATGCCATGAGTTATGCGGCCTCATTGAAGATAACTGAATTGCAATTGCATGACTTTATGCCTTATGATTCTTTATATGCATTCACAGGAGAGGTCGAAGTTAAAGGCAAGGGTACTGATTTCATGTCAGGAAATAGTCGGCTTAACGCAAGTGCGAATATCAAGAAGCTTCAATATGGACATTGGAATCTCGATAAAGTGAATTTCTCAGCAACTCTCAATAATGGTGTGGCCCATGCTGATATAAAAAGTAAGAATCCCGTACTCGATGGTATTATCACTGTGGATGCCTTACTTAATAAGAAAAATATAGAATTGACATTCAGTGCAGATCTAAGAAAGGCTGATCTGTATCGTTTGCGTCTCCTCGATAGGCCATTTAACATGTCAATGTGTGCACATCTGGACTTTAGCACGAACCTTAAGGACCGGCATAGTCTTTCTGGTACGATAAGTGACATGACTATTATCACTGACACGACGACATTCCGTCCTTCCGACGTGGTGATAAACATGTTGGCCAATCGGGATACAACATTTGCTCAATTGTTAAGTGGCAATTTCGAACTGAATTTGAATTCAAGCGATGGTTATCAGACTATTATAGACAAAGGTCTTCGTTTCTCGAAAGTACTTATGCACCAGTTGAAAAATAAGCGAATTGATCAGATTGCATTGCGTAATCTGCTTCCCGATGTTAATTTGTATATTATGAGTGGAAATGAAAATCCATTCTCTAATATCATGTCGATCTACGGCTTTAAGTTCAATGATCTCCTCATTGATATGACGTCTTCTCCAGCTAAAGGACTCAACGGCAAGATACATATTTATTCGTTAAATGCAAATAAGACTCAGATTGACACAGTAAATATCTCTATTTATCAGGACACTACTCAGGTGAAATTTGAAGGTCAGGTTAAGAACGGAATAAATAATCCACAGTTTGTATTTGATGCCCGGTTTAACGGTTATATTCTTGAAAAAGGTGCTGGTCTCAATCTTAAATATTTCGATAGCGAAGGTAAAATGGGTGTAATGTTGGGGTTTGAAGCAACATTGGAAGACAAAGGTTTGAGGTTTCATCTCTCGCCTGCGCGCCCGGTACTTGGTTATAAGGAGTTCAATTTAAATCAGAACAACTATGTCTATCTTGGAAATGATATGAAGGTAGAGGCGAATGTTGATCTTATTGCCGATGACGGCACTGGTATAAAAATATCTTCAACCCCTAATGAAGAGG